AAAGTCGGGATATACATATAGCGACCTCTACGGAGCGGAGCAAAATGCGAGAGTAGCCCTTGACGCAGATGCTAAAATTGAGGAGCTTCACGTCAAGCGCATCAAGATTGAGGGCGAAACCCAAGGCGAGGTGAAGTCTATTGGCGGGAGCTTTGCTGGTGGAGGTGGCGTGTCAAGCTCATCCGATGATGACTCAAAGAAGAGCAAGAAGAAGAGCGAACTGCAGCGCACAAGAGAGGCGGCCGCCAAGGAGCTCAACGAACTGCACAACCAGCGTGCAGCAGGCATTATCTCCGAAGAGGAGTATCGCCTTGCACTTGACAAGGTTGCCACTCAGTATCGGGAGAAGCTCGCATCACTCCTTGGGGAGAAGGCTCTCAACGACCAGCAGTATCAGAGCCTGCAGACGCATCTGCTTGTAGAAAGGGAGGTAATTGAGGAGAAGGCGAGAAGTGCAGCGGAACTCAAGCTAATCACAGCGCAGGTGAAATACGGTCTTGCTACGGAGGATGATCTGCGCAGAGCTAAGGCGGAGCGTGCGAAGGCCGAGCTGAACGCCCTTATCAAAAAGAACGGAGAGCTTGATGTAGACGACAAGTATGTCAAGGCTAAGATGAGCGAGATAGACGCTGTTTCCGATATTGCAAGCCTACAACGCAACTACGCTGACGAAGCGAAGAAGCTGGAGAAAGCACGTGAGGAGGGCAGGCTCAAGGAGAATGAGTACGCAGAAGCTCTCGCTAAGCTCATATCATCTACACGTGAGCGAGCCAATCAGACTGCCACGACCACCGAGGGGCAGGAGAACCTCAAAAAGGCGCTGGGCGAAAAGCTCTCAAACGACCTCTCCGCTATCGCTAAGGCTGCCACCCCAGTAAAGGGTGTACGAGATACGAGCTACGACTACAAAAAGGACGAAGCTACGAAGCTTGGTGAGGAGAAGCAGCTTATGGAGGACTACGTTCGCCAGTTGCAGGAGGCTGAAAAGGCTGGGCTGGATGTTGCGGAGGCTCTCAAGCAGGCACAGAAGGAGACCAAGACGCTCGACCAAGCTATCAAGGTGGCGACTATTCAGTCCGACTTGAAGAAGTACCGAGAGGCGGTCAAAGATCAGTCGTTTTCGGGCTTGAAGTCCGTGGCACAGAGCGCTCGCCACCTCAAGAGCGCATTCAGCGAGTTGCAAAAGGCGTTCGACCCCGATGCGCAGGCCTCAGCGTGGGAGCGCTTCTTTGCGGTGTTTGACTCTGCAACGCAGGGTATCGACACTATCCTCTCTCTTGTGAAGATGATAGAGGGGCTTACGCAGGCCCGACAAGTAGCAGCTGCAGCGGAAAAGGCTTTGATGCAGGAGCAGATGGTGATGAGGACAATGGTGACTGCAACCGAAGCCTCGTCAACAACTACGGAAGTCGGTCTGACTACGACCAGAATAGCGTCTACGCAGGCAGAGACCACCGCTGATACTGTCGGGACAGCGGCCAAGGCGGCCAAGGCTCATGCGGGCATCCCGTTTGTCGGTGTGGCTCTAGCTGCGGTAGCCGTGGGTGGTCTGATAGCCCTCATTTCATCTTCGGCAAAGAAGATACCGAAGTTCGCCAATGGTGGTATCGTGCCAGGCGGTGATGGCTCGGGCGACCGAGTCCTCGCTCGAGTCAATCCTGGCGAATTGATACTTAACAAGGCACAGCAGGGGAGACTTGCCAACCACTTGACCTCCGCAGCATCTATCCGAGTGGAGGTAGAGGGCAAGATCCGTGCAAAGGATATTCTGCAGCTAAGTAGTGTAGCTGCTCGACATAAAACACGATAACCAACCAAAACCAAAGACTATGAGTTTTATTGACTTCTTCGACCCTGACGCCTTCTCCAAGACGGAGATAACGCACGCAGCGGTAATCGGTATCTTCTGCTATGTGAGTGTGACTATCGCCCGCTTCCTTGACCTCGCTTCTGCGCTTATGCGAGACAAACGCTTTGACGAAAAGCAGGCTCGCATCATAGTAAGCGAGGGAAAGCTGGAGGGAGACCCAAAGAAGTTAGCCAAGAAGTTCGGTAACGGAGCGTCAAGCAAGGGCTACGCTTCATTCGTCATCAGACTTGTGCTGTACTACTTCTGTGTGGCTCTTGCAGGCATTGTCGATGGAATTCTGCTTATGTCTGATGCGTGGTCGTATGCTCACATGCATGAGCTCCCATACGTATCAATGTTGGTGACGCTACTTATCGTACATACGGAGTTCACGAGTATTTGGGAGAATAGTCCTAAAAACGTCACGCAGAGCATGGAGAAGAGTATGCGACGCTTCGTGAAGGGAGCTAATGCAATACGAAACAAGGACGTCGAAGAGATCCGAGAGATCTTTGTTGAACGAGTAAAGAGAGAAGAAGGAGAAGAATAATACCGAAACGACTATGAGCAAGTATTTCACCCTCGAGGAGCTGACGAGAAGCCAAGCGGCCGCGCGCCTCGGATATGACAACACCCCCAACGCCACACAGAAGCGAGACCTCCTGCGACTGATGGACTACCTCGACGGCATCCGAGAGGAGTTCGGAGAGCCTATCAAGGTGACCTCTGGCTTCCGTAGTTGGGACGTAAACCACGCCGTCGGTGGCGTGAAGAAGAGCCAGCACCTTGCAGGTCAGGCCGCTGACATCGTGCCAGCGAAGAGCCCAGAGCGACTGCGGGAGCTGTTCGACCTCATCCGCAAGCGTGGAGGCTACCAGCAGGTCATCTACGAGCGCAAGGGGCAGAGCGTTTGGGTACACGTAGCTATTCCCCCGCTCGGCGAAATGCCGAAGCAGGAAGCGATGACGACTAACGACGGCAAGAACTTTACCCGACTTAACTAACACAGCAGGGCGGGCGGTAGAGGGGGGGCCTCCCGTCCTGCATCTAACCACCCCGACAACAAACGATATATGCGACCATTTGGAAGTAAGAGCGAGCAAGGCAAGACGCTCCAGCTGGTGCAACGTGGCACGGACAAGCGTATTCCCGTGGAGCTGGTCAAACAGCCTACGGGCGAAGTCCTTGACCCTGCCGAGCTGGAGGAGCTGAGTGTAAAGGTGTCGAGCGAGAGCGGAGCTGGGTGCATTCCCGTACCGCACACCATTGAGGACAAGAAGCTGGTGGTAGAGGTCACGGCAGAGGTGACCCGACAGCTGGGGCTGGGAGTCTATACCCTCACAGCCACTGGGCGCATCCCCGACCCTGCCTACGCTGACGGATACCACGACTACGAGATAGTAGTAGACCTGTGCAAGGTAACGAAGTACGGGAGCAACGAGACGCCCGTCAAGGTGCAGGCTAACGTGCTGGAAGGACTGAAAGGCAAGAGTGCGTACGAGATAGCGGTCAAGCACGGCTATACGGGTACGGAGGAAGAATGGATAAAGAGCCTTACGCCCAAGGGCGGAGCAGGCGGAGGCGGTAACGGCAAGTCCGCCTACGAGCTGGCGGTGCAAGAGGGCTACAAAGGCACGCTCCAAGAGTGGCTAAAGAGCCTCGTCGGCAAGGATGGGGCAGACGCTTACGAAGTGGCGAAGAAGGCGGGCTACACAGGAAGCCGTGAGGAGTGGCTAAAGACGCTCATCGGGGCGACGGGGCTATCCGCATACGAACTCGCTAAGGCGGAGGGCTACGAGGGTAGCCTAACGGAGTGGATCGCCTCGCTCAAGGGGAAGAAGGGCGACGACGGAGATAATGCCTACAAGGTGGCCGTACGCAATGGCTACGTGGGTGATGAGCAGGCGTGGCTGGCATCCCTGCGAGGCTCAGACGGCAAGGATGCCTACGAGCTCGCCAAGGCTGGCGGGTATCAAGGATCACGTGAGGACTGGGTAGCCTCACTCAAGGGCGAAGCAGGTAAGAGCGCTTACGAGCTTGCTAAGGCAGGAGGCTATCAAGGCTCGCAGACTGATTGGCTCGCCAGTCTCAAGGGAAAGGACGGGAAGAATGCGTATGAGCTTGCCAAGGAGGCGCAGAGCTTCACGGGGACGCTCACGGACTACCTCGCAAGCCTCAAGGGGGCAAAGGGCGATAGCGCCTATACCTCCTACTTCAACACCACGGACGACAACCCCAAGCTCACCGAGAAGGAGTGGGCAGACACCATCGGCTCATTCGCTAACTTAATCAAGGCAGTCGTATATGGCACAGAAGAGCAGTAAGCAACGAGCCGAGGAGGCGGTGCTCGACCTCAAGGGCAAGCTCCGACAGCTCAACAAGACGCTCGCAGGCAAGGGCGTAGTCGTGGCGGAGAATGCGCCACTTGTGGCTACGATTAAGGCTGTGGAGGGGATGACCGCAGGCGGTGGTGGGAGCGTAGAGACACCGATTACGGTGTTCAAAGAGTCTCAGTTCTTCCAATGGCTGGACGAGACTCTGCCCCCGATGAAGCTAAAAGAAGGCGTCGCTGTGTCGCTCAAGTACGCGTTCTCCGAAATGAAGGTGATGACGGCCGCCCCCGAAATATCAGGTATTGATCGTGCGAGCAGCATCAATTGTATGTACAAGTACTGCACGGCACTACGATCTGCGTCGCTCCCCGACCTGCCCAAGTGTACAGATGCCACCGAGGCATTTGAGTATTGCAGTTCCATTGAGCGCATCTCGGTAGGCAATATGCCGACCTGCACGAGCTTCTACTGCTTCGCCCTGTCGGCAAAGAAGGTCAGGAGTATTACAATAGGAGATGCTCCATTGGCTGAGAATGTAAACAGCGTTGCATATGATTGCCCAGCACTCGAGGAGTTCACGGCTAACTTCGGCAACAAGATCAGCAACGCTCGCTACATGTTCTACAACTGCGCGAAGTTACGGCGCATCAACGGCGTGCTGGACTTCTCTTCTGCCGCTGACTTCAACAACACATTCTCATATTGTTCGTTGCTCGAGGAGGTGCGCGTCAAGGGACTGAAAGCAGACCTCGACCTCTCCTTCTGCGCTAAACTCTCAGCGGAGAGCGTGAAGTACTTAGTCGATAACCTCCAGCAGGTGACGGGCAAATCTATCACGCTTGCGAGAGCTTGGCAACAGGCTCACACGGCAGAGACGCGAGAGTATGCACAGAAAGCCACCGCCAAGGGCTTCGCACTAACATTCAGATAACAGAATAACTATGGAGATTATTGAACTGAAAGAGGTCGCTGGCTACCTGTACGTTAATGCCGAGCATGGCATCGTAGTCAGCTTCGGCTACTGCCCAGAGGCTGACGCCCATCTGTGGGTACTCACGCCCGAGGAGGATGCCCTCGCACTCGAGGCTCAGTGGAAGGCAGAGGACGAGGCTAAGGCCAAGGCGGAAGCTGTGGCAGGCGAGGCTCAGCCCTAAATAAGTGCGCCCCACCAATCGGCAGGGCGCGTAGAGAGGCGGGGCTGGATAGGATTAAACGAGTACGAAATCTGAAAGCCAATCTCCAGCTCCAGCACTCTCTCCTACAAAGGTAGCAAGCTGTGGCTACCTATCAAAGCATTTACACAGATTTACGATGAAAGCAAATAGATTAGAGTGGTGGGAGACGCTCCTTATGATTGTAGCCGTTGCACTGCTTGGCTACTTCCTGACCTCCTGCTCGCCACGTGTGCTCCCGATCGAGAACACCCGCACGGAGTGGCGTGGGAGAGTAGAGTGGCGTGATCGCTGGAGGTTGGATAGCGTGTATATCCACGACAGCGTGTATGTCACAGAGCGCGTGGCGGGCGATACCATCTACAAGGACAAGGTCGTGTATCGCAACCGCGAGAGATTTGTACACGATACTATCAACGCTGGTCGTGTCGATAGCGTGCGTATAGTGCAGACCATTACAAGACGCGTCGAAGTCCCCGCCAAGCTCACTGCGTGGCAGAGTATGCGCCTCAAAGCCTTTGCGCCCCTGCTGGCTATTGCACTCGCCCTCGGCGCGTGGGTGTCGAGGAAGTTATGGCTGCCGCTACTGAGGGGGCTGCTATAGCGTGGTATCATTTTCGTGACCTCACGAAAAAGGTCTGCGGGTGTTTGGTAGTGTCTGAACTTTACCTACCTTTGTAGAGCCAGCGAGGCGGTTATATACGCCCGTGGCTTACGTTACGTAGCCCAAGCACGCATCATTGCGCTTGGGTGACATTTAGAGCGGGGAGGCTTCGGTCTCCTCACTCTTTTTTTTGTCTGCACGAAATCGTCCGCGAAATCGTCCGTTGTGAATAGTTGCCCCTCTGTAAATCGCTGATTTACAGAGGGGTTTTCAGTGTGGGTGTACCCCCGAGCAGAATCGAACTGCTATCTAAAATTTAGGAAATTCTTGTTCTATCCGTTGAACTACGAGGGC